GTTATCAGCAGAACGTACTACACTTCCACCAGCAATCAGTGTACCATTGTCACCAGCAAACAAAGCTGTAGCTGTGCTAGCAGAAGCTGGGAAGCGTGCAATACCACCATACTGTACGAGGTTGTCTAGAGAGATACCTGTTGCAGAGTTTGGATCAAAGGCACTCCAGCATTGCTGAGCAACTTCCCAAAGGTCTGCGTCACCGGGAGCATCTAGAGCAATCAATCTGCCAAGTGCTGTGCTTGTGCTTGTATCAACAATCTCGCCTGCGGCGATCATATCTTGAAAGAGTTGTACAGCTAGGGCATTCTGATCATTGATAATGTCTTGGAGGCGTTTTAATGTGAAGCCTTGATCTGTAATTCCGTAATTTGCCACTCATGGCCTCCTTAACTTGTTGGGGTAACTGTGATTAACCCAGACTCTTCCCCAGTGGTTACTTTTACACGGAAGGTCATAGAATATTGTCTGTTTACAAAAGTAGATTCAAAGAAGGTAAGTTCTCGTACACCATTCTCTGCTAGGATTGCTTTCTGGAAGATAAGGTCAACAGCAGACTTGCTTGTTTTCATTCCGAGAATGGATTGGAAATAGGGAATGCCATATTCCGTGTCTAAGAACCATTCGCCTTTAAATGTGCGCAGCAAGATAAGTAATCTCTGCCCTACAACATCAACCCGAGATTGAGTAGTATCCTCTTTCCTTAGTGGTCCATTGCGCCACACAATATCCCCATAACCAGAGGAAATGGGGTCTTGACTAATAAGTAAATCCACAAACCCTCCTTATAGGATTTCTCTATCGGGAGTCCGAAGAGGTATAGAAAATTTCAATTTTACGTCCTTTCCAAATGCGTTAAGATGAGTCCACAAACCAACAGCAAGGAGATTCACAATGTCAGCAACAACCGCTAAACTTGAGATGGGTGAAGCAATTCTTAAGTCGTTGATCCAAGAGCTTGGCCCTTCAGGCTTTGCTATCGCACTGTCTAACGCAAACTGCCACGGCAGGGCTTTTGAGTTTGCAGGCTACGTCAGGGCGTTGGAGCTTAGTAATGACATACTGCTTAACCAATGGCATAAAGCTGTAGATGAGATGCATTTGGTAGGAAAGAAACTTGAAAAGCTTCAAAACGTGCTTGACACATAATCCGAACTAAAACATAATCTCAACCGCAACAACAAATTCTAAACCACATAGGAGAAACACAAATGCAGCAATATGATCAAAAACTTTTTCAAGAGTTTACTAGCAATAACCAAAGTAGTGATGTAAAACTCTTTGTTAAAGAATACCTCAATGCACAGAAGCGGGCACATCAAGGCGAACAAACAGGAAACGGCGGCATGCTATTTCTTCTTGTTGATAAGATTTCTCTTGTAGAGAAACTTCGTAAACTTTTTAAAGCTGACTTTTCCCTCACATATAACACAATGGGCAAGGTCATTGCACAAGCTGATCAGGACTCAACAGGTAATTACCGAGTGCTCCGTCAGCGCCATGCTTCCCGTCTGCGAGCATGGGTGTTACAAGATACAGAGGGCACTCTTCGTATTGAAAATGCTGTTAGTGTTTGTAGTAACAAGCAAGAAAGTAACTTTGAAGACGTTTCAAAGTTTAAGAAGAACCTTATTGATTCTGTAAAAGCAGTATGTAGCTCGGGGTTCAAAAACTATCTTACTGAAGATGAAATAGCCATCATCCTAAATAGCGGCCTAATCACAGCAAAAGAGGAACTTAAAGTTGCCCAATTCACAGCAGCTATGCACTCCTTCATGCGAGAGCACGGCATCAATAAAGAAGTGGCTCTTCAAATTCTAGAGGGTTAGTTACAGACTACTAAAGACTTTGGGCACCTTCGGGTGCCCTTCTTTTAGCTAGTTGGTCCACCAGTAAGACTTGGTCCAGACTGGACGCCAGTGTGTTTATGTGTATCAAATACAATACTATTAAATGTAGCCGTACCAACCAGTGTATAGTTGCCAGTGTGACTAATATTACCAATCCAACTTGTTTCACCGATTGCAAATGTAGCAGTACCTGCTGTAACATCTAAGTTAGCACAATCAAGTGTAATGTCAGCTTGAGCTGTAACAGTTGCGTTGTTGCAATTAACTTCTACGTTCTGGTTTGTATTGATTACAATATCACCAGAGGCTTTTAGTCTTACTTCACACTCTTGACCTGTTCCAATATTATTTACCAGAACAGCATCTTCTGTAGAATGGCTCCAAGTGCGTTTGCTGGGATTATTTACGTTTACACCCGGAGGTTGGATACCGGGGATGAACATTGCATCACCCTTATCAAACTTAGCAAAGTTCAAAGGTGTAGTTGGTCTTCCTGAACCATTCTTCCATGCGTCTAAGTTACGCATACTGAATACAGCGATACCAGTTGTCCCTACTTTAATAGGGAATGTCAGTCCAGCTGAATCAGAGACAGGAAACGATACTGGGACTCCAAGGATTACCGGCCTTTCCTTGGTTGTACCATCCTTAAATCTTTGATTGACTGTTGGTTGTATGTCAACCATAGCTCCGTTTAAAGAGTCTCTTACAGCCACTACAATGCAAGGGATTGCTGTGTTTACGTTGGACATTTGATTCTGAAAAGCAGCAACTAGGACTTCTTGTAGACTTCCCTCTCTATCGCTCATTGACGGCTCACCTTCTCAATTGCTGTAGCTCTCAATTCTGAGTACCAAGCTTGCCCTCTCCAATCCCCAGTATGCCTCATATCAGTGATCTTGTAATAACCACTGAACAGTACGTCTTCTAGTAGGATAATATCACCGGGAACAATGTCTGGATTAAGCAAGATTTTCATCTGAACAGCTTGAATCTTAGCTTTGTCTTTCTTAGAGCGTCTAATATCACCAGAGGCTCTATAAGCATTCTCAATCAAGCCTGTGTACTTACTTACTACATAAGCATCTTCAAACTTCTCTGAGTTGCCACGATCATTGTCATGGACATAGAGAACATCATCATCAATCTGCCAATCTAGGTTGTACTTCTCAGACAACTCATTAAGCATATCTTTTGGTGTACCTTGAAGTGGATACCCATAGATGACTGGATTGTTCAGGTTAGTACCGTTGAACACGCTCCTAGACACTCCGGGTAGTGCCTTACGAATGTCTTCAGCAACATCCTTCACTGTCCTACCGGGAGCAACCAAACTACTCATAACCTCATGATTGAGGCTTGTGTACGCACCACCCATAAGAATCTGTGTAATACGATCTGTACCACTCTTACGTGTGGTGACATTAGTAACTTGCCCAGCAAACAGACGCTTAATACCAATGTCACGATAACCAGCACTAAATACTGCTGCTGGATAATCTACATCCAAGAGTTTTAGGTTGTCATTGGATAAGTTGTACACTTCAATGCTTGCAGAGTTAGTCTTATCTTTGTTACTGCTAGACTTACTAATATCAAACGTAACTTGAAGATCATTAATCTGAAGCCCTTCACCAGAGACTGCATTACCAACGATCAGTTCATACGCTCTGTTGATTTGTGGCTGCATGTTATTCCTCTACATAAGTGTAGACAAGATCGTAATATTGTTTAAGCTTATCTGGAAACTCTTTGTATGGCTCGGACTCAAGGGTTCCTTTTTGAATTAGCAAGAAAAATCCTGTAAGATTTGGTAAGGCATGATCAAACATGATTGGATAACCGGGAACCAAAGCAGTACCTAGGACAATAGGGTTTCTGTCAGCATCATAGAGGGACATGTAATACAATGAACTACGTTCGTTATAGATCATCTCAATAATGTAAGAGTTACCTTCCAGAGATACAGAGTATTCGTAGATAGGAGAATCATCTAACAGGAGGTCTACATAAATATTTGCCATGTGTTTATCCTGTTGTTCTTAATGGGTCTATATCGCTCTGAATTTCATCTACGGCACCGGATTTACTTGTGTCTGTAGAAGTGGTTGTGTCTTTCTGAGTGCTATCACATTTACCCAAAGACTTCTTAGATGCAGCTTTCTTCTTAACTGGGGTTTGAACCAAGTCTGGAGGAAGTTGTACTTTCTTAAGATTGGCAAACCTTACTTGTTCAAAAGTAATATCAGCATACACAGCATAACCAGACTCTGCGTCTTCGCGAAAGTTAATCGAAGTAATGACAAGGAAAGAATTATTAGCTGGAAGTTTACGAACTAGGGTAAGAAATCCATTTGTTTCGTACAATGTCACAGGACGAATTATAGTTTCAAACTGACCTGTAATCTGGTTGTATCCCTCTGAGGACTGTAGGTTACTTAGAATATCTTGGATATTCTCTGTATAGTCTGAATCAATACCGCGAGTATTATTCTCAGGTGGCTGTTCCTCAACAAGCCCTTCGGTGATACCAGCCTCTACACCTACGTCCTGCTCGCCAGCGGCACCATCCATAATAACTTCTGGAAGTGTATCAGGGAGGAATTGTCCAACAACTGATGGTACAAACCTCATCAGCAGAGACTGGTCGTCAGACTTAACTAATACTTCTGTGGGCGCACCACGGATATTAGAAGGCGTGTCACCATTTTCATTAGCAAGGGCGATAGATGCAATAGAAATATCTGTGGCGGATATAACAGCAGACATCGTGAAAATAGGGTTGTTGTTGATGTAGCTGTCAGTAATTGAGCTGCCGCCATCTACCGGATGTTTAGTTACTTGCCCAGTGAAGCTACGGTTCCAAGTAAGAACTGCATCTAGATAGATGAAGCCTCCAGCTTGTATAGGGTCTGCTTCCCAGCCTATCGCAAAACTCATTTATCACTCCTTCTGGGAATACTGCATCATGGTAGACTCAATTACACTCTTGAACTTATCTTGAAACTGAGTATTGAAATCTTCAGGATTGGCTGCGCTAATATTCACATCCATCTTGATTTCTAGATTAGTTGACTGCATGCCATTCAGAGGTTGGTTAACACCAGGGAGTGCATACTGATTCTTAGAAGCTGCTGCCATGCGTGCCTGTTCAGCTCTGTAATTGGCTTGCCAGTCAAGTTGAGAATCTGCATCACTGAATGGTGTTGGAATGCGTCTGTCTGTGAATGTGGACAACAGAGCGTTGGCACCTGATCTACCCGGAGCGGTAATGCTGTTTACATACTTCTTACCAGCACCACTCGCTGCGTCAGCAGCTCCAGAGAAGTCACCTTCTGCAAGCTTGTTGAAAGTAGCTGCTGTATTAGACATAATGGAGAGTGATGTGTTAAACGTGTCTAGAATCTTACTGGAGCTAAGCTTGTCCAACAACATCGACCAACCATTATAAATATTCATGGTTAGCTTGTCCATCTCGGACATAAAGTTTTTAAACTGTTCTAGGAATACAAAAGCTTTAGCTTGGGACTCTTCATCTGGGAACAGCTTATCACCTAATAGACTATCACGACCTTGAAAAAAGCGTGTAATAGACTGAATGGACAACAAGGCGTTAGAAGCATAAAGGCTCATACTATTAAAGCCTTGAGCCATCTTCTCTACTAATGGGCCACTTTCCTGCAATGTGATTGCAAAGGTTTTAAACAGGCGAGCAAAGCCTTGTTCAACACCAGCATTAGATGCTGTAATAGCTCTATCATTCAAAGCATTCTGAGCACGAGCTTGTTCAGCCTGAGAAGCTTTAGATGCTGCTGAGAGTCCAGAGGATGCTTTCTCAGAAGCGATCTGTGCAGCAACGGGGAGAATATCACCTTTGACAGCTTTGTTCTTCATAGCCTCTCTGAGAGCGCTAATAGACTCTGAACCTTTAAGGTTTCCACCTGTTTGACGTTGATAGGCTTCAGCAAACAGAGCCACACCACCTGGGAGAGCTTCTGCAATCTGACCTGTCAATTCTTCAGACATAAGCTGGTTCTTGCCAGCTACTTGACTCAAAGCCCTGAACAAACGATTCTGCGAAGTCTTATCAAGTTTGTTTACACGAGATAGCTCAGCAAAACCTTTAAATGTTTCCTGACTAGTATCAACAGACATACCAGCACCAGTAAGACCGGAGATGAGCTTGTTGAAATCTGGGGCAGCATCTAAGTAGTTAAAACCTACACGTTCACCTTGTTGACGAAGCCAATCAAACGACTGCATTCCTTGCTCTGTAGTTCCACCAGCTTGTTGTACAACAGCCTGTGTCATCAACTGGGCAGATACTACATCTTGGTTACGACGATTAAGCCAACCAGCTCCATAACCACCACCAGCTAAGGCGAGTGCGGGCATATAAGCTCTTGCGGCTAATCCACCTACACCACCAGCACCGACAACAGTACCAGAATCTAATCCACCCCTTCTGACACCTCTTGCAGCCCTACGAGCTTCTTCATCTGCGCGTATTTCAGCGCGCCGCCGATTCCACTCTTCGTTTTTAGTCCTTTCCCTACGATTCCACTCATCAGGACTTAGAGATCGAGTCTGTGTAATATATGTATTACTACCTATCCCACCATTACGCCCTTGTAGATAATTAAGCATTGCTGTACGGTCATTAGCAAGAGCGCCACCGCTGGAACGACTTGCTCGCATCAAAGCCGCTTGCATATTCCGCTGATTCACGGAAAACCTGCTAATCTCAAATACTAAGGAGTTACTTGCCCTATCTAAAGCATTTCCTAGTGAAGTGTTTAACTTTTTCTGGTCAATTTTTATATCTAGGAGTAATGATTTTCCTATCTTCTTACCAAACTTAGCAAGCTTTGCCTCAAGTTGCTTAAGCGTGGAATCTACTTTGCGCAACTCTTTCTGGTCAATCTTAAAACCGAGACTTGCCCAGTATTCTGCAACCTTCATTGTAGATTCCCTTATTTCTTGTTGGATTCAGCCTTAGCTTTTTCGTAAGCCATCTTCTTGATAGCGTCGTGAACATCACATACTTCAAGTAAATCGTAAAGTTGTTTGGTTGAGTATGTGGTATCAAATAGAGGCAGAAGGTGTAAGCCACCCAACTCATGAGTCACGATTCTATAAACTTCCCATCTCTGGGAGAACTCTTCTTGTATCTGTTTCTCTTGTGGACTTACAAATTTATTGCCAGACTCAGGAGATTTTAATCCTCGGAATCTGGCTCCTGAAAAACCTCACCGAAGTTATATTGAATAACCGCTTGGTAAAGATTGCGCAAATGTCCAAACTTGCGGGAGAAGTAAATATCAAACTTCTCCGCTGTAATAGGGTAGCCATCCTTGGTAACATAGGCACAAATCACTTGCTTCATTAGTGCAAGATCAGCTTTACCAGAGTCCATACTCTCTTGTTGTGCTTCCATAAATTGCAGACCTTTAGTAGCAGGCATTGCAGTTACTAGATACTGAACACCGTCAATATCCAAAGACTCTTGTGGCAAACCAATGTCTGCCATATTAAGCTTACTCATAAATATCTCTCATTATTTAGTGTTGTAAAACTTTAAGACCGTTTCCATGACAGTCTTAAAATCTATTGTTTGTTTAGAAAATGTTGGAAACAGTATCAATAGCACTATTAGCCAATCCAGAAGCAGCCGAAAAGATGCCACTAAAAATGTTATTTACTTGTGCATTACCACCAACAGTGTAACTACCAGTAGTCTGACAGAAGATTCTCCACTGACGATATTCGAACTCACCAGAGTAGACAACTTCAGGATAACCAACAATATATGCCTCTACAGAACTGAATACACTTGTACCTTTTAGATCAGAAAGTGTAAGGGAAATACGCCCTGTACCATTCTGAAGGTCAAGCTCATGAATCCGTGAGAATACATCATTGCTCATAGAAGTTTGAAGCAGTGGAATAGTAATCATGCAACTTGTGTCAGCATTTCTCACTCGTGTATGTTTACCACGAATACCCCTAATGGGTTTGAAAGCATCTACGCTTCTTGCAATTGAAATACTCTGCCAACCTGTTACTGTGTAACCACCGAAAGTGAGCTGCACTTCTTTTGGACTATAGCAAAATACTTTAGACATTTAGAATAGCCCCAATCCCGGTAGTGCAGAAACTGCAATGTTGGTAATATCATTCAACAAGGAACTAACTTCTTCGTTGCCACCAATGTTGATAACAGCATAAGCAGATTTAATCACCCATACTCTTGAGTCAATTGCGTTACTCTTTGTAAGACTAGGAATCCCTTCAATCCAAGACTCAGTGGAGAACAATAAGTCACTGCCACTTTGATCTTTAATCAGCAGAGGAAACTTACCCCTTTGAGTAATCT